TTGTCATTCTCCTGTAGGGTATTGACCCCGCCGTCACAAGCGGGGTCTTTTTTTGCTTACTTCTTAGCCCAAGGTGGTGCAGCCTTGGCAGGTGCGGCAGGCGCTACAGACTTGAACGGCGCAGCCGCAGGTGCAGCACCATTCAAAGCCCGAAATGCCTTGACCTCGTTACCAGCATACTCACCCGTTTTCATTGACAATTTGATGCCAAGGTTCCCGCCAATCAGTTGGTCGGTATCGGAAACCTTTGCTAGTCCAATGGCACGCATGATGTCGCCAAGCTGCTGGCGTCCGATCTCCTCCGCTTTGGTGCTGGCGTTCTTAATGTTCAGGTTTCCGAACACCACGCGACCTTGGTGGCTCGGGCCGGTGATGTTGTACTTCAAAGCGATGTACTTGCCGTCACCTGCTTTAGTGGCCTTGATCTCAGCGCCCGTAATGGCGGCGTTATACCAGCCCTCGGGCAGGGGTTCAAAGTTGTTGTTGCCAACGGGCAGCGAGTCAACGCTGAATTCTTCGTCTAAAAAAGCCATGATTAATCCTTCGTGATAGTAAAAGTAGGACGCCCAGGTGTGGACGTGATAGCACCAAGCAAATGATTGGTCAGTGTTGGGTCAGCAGCTTTCCAAGCAGTTGCATTGATTTCTGGTTTCCAGCGAAAGAGGCTGGAAAGGTGTTCAGAAAGACCAGCCTCAGCCGCCAGCAATTGCAGCTTCTCAGCGTCAATCTTTTTGTTGATACGGCCTTCAATTTTGATCTTGTAGCCGTCAATTTCTTTGCTGGTGGTTCCGTCCAAGTCTTTTGGCAAAGCAAACTGCGCTGCCATTTGATCTTCAAGGTCACGGCGATCAGCAGTGGCTTTTGTTTCCGCTTTCTTGGCATCAAGCCAGCGTTGGTAGAGGCTCACGGCAACACCTCCACCTCAATGTCAGACATTTCGTTAAAAATTCGCTTCAGCTTTACTTCAGCAGAGACGGCTTTCATTTGTGCGCGGTGAATGTCCAGCGGATTTGTTTGATACAAGTCCAACGCCATTAATGCGTCTACCGCTGCCTTCATAGCCAAAATGTCATCGGCGTAAATCTTCATGCTGCACCACCAATCTTGGCAATGATCTCGCCCAAGTCAGGACCTTCCCATGCGCTCAACTTGCCGCTGCGGTCTTTTGCAAGCCACAAGCCATCAGAATCGCACATCAAAGCACGTTGGGTGTTGCCCTCGGCGTCTTTTTCAACTCGCAGCGCCAGCACTTCATCAAAAAAGTAGGGCAGCGCCTGACCTGTTTTGTTGCCGGGCATAGATGGGCTGTAAAGTACGCGACCCATTTCGTCTTGGGTCTTTTCCAACTTGGCCGTCATCAGCACATGGCGTCCGGGAATGTCGCGGAATGCGCGGATGATGTCTGCCATCTGCTCTTGCATAGCGCCGTAGGCAGCGCGTGGGTCTTTGTTGACCTTCTTCTCATGGTTCAGACAGACCTCAGCAATTTCCGAGATGCTATCAAGAGCCACAGACTTATAGTCGGACTCCATAACCCACCCGTAAGCCTCCCGTAAATCTTCCATTGTGGCAATCTCAAGGTACGGCAAATCAGCGTCCTGGATGGACAGCAGACCGCCCTCAGCGGACAATACCACTACGTCAGGCAACGTCTTGATAAGTGTTGTCTTGCCTGCACCACTTTGTCCGTAACACAAAATCTTTACCCCATTTGCAGAGGCTTGGCTAGTTCTTCGTAGGTTAATTGCCATTTCACTTCCTTTTAATAGTTGAAGGTGTTGTCATTGCTGCTTCTGTGTCCCATCCTGTACGCAGCCTGTACAGCATGGTTTTGTATTCAACAATTTGCAGTTCTTCTGCCCATTGTTTAGCCGTCTGGACTCGGCCCTTGAATTCAACATAGTAATTTTTTCGAGTGTTGTTGCTCTGTGTTTTTTGTTTTGCCCATCTACAATTTTCTGGTTCGTAATCTCCTTCGTTGTCAACGCGATCAATCGTGTGGCCAGGAGGCCTTTCCCCCATATCTTTGTAAAACTGCACAAAGGAATCTTGCCAGGCTTGGCAAATTTTGATTCCTCGTCCTCCCCATCTTGGGTAATCTTTATCGTTTTTGTCTAAACATCTAGCCTTCATAGATTTCCAACTACCGTATGTTGAACTTCCAGTCATTGCGTGCACTATTCGGTCTTTATTTCGCTGTGCCAAGTCTGGTCGTGGCCCTTTAGCCTCTCGTCTTTTGCATCCACAAGAAGTTTTGTCACCACGAATCAACTGTGATGCAATCGCAGTTGTTTCATTTCCGCAGTCACAAATGCACAACCACAAATTTGCTTTACGCAATTTCCCAACGATCTTGATCGCCGTCAGACGATCAAATTTTTGACTACCAATGTCTTTAGCAATGTTTGGCACGTTTTAACCTTTCAATAAGTTAAAACATTGTACAACTTCCATCATTGCTCTCCTTGCTGTTTGCGCTTCCGTCTGGACTCAGTTCGAAGCGTGGCTAGATCATAGCATAGTTCTGTGCTACAGTGTCAACAACTTTTTAACAACAAACGAAAAATAAATGGCAAATCTCGCAAGCATCCTCGGCGGCCCTTGGTCACCACCAGCAGAAAAGCACGTTGATTCCCCTGAAATCCAACTCAAAGACGCCATGCTAGGCGCAGGGCTAAAGCCACCAGAGGCCATCCATTTAGACGGCAAAGTTCACCGCTTTAACAGCGGCACCAAGGGAGAGAAAGGCCACGATAAGCCTGGTTGGTACATAGCCTTTAATGATGGCGTACCGGCAGGGCGCTTTGGCTGCTGGCGTTCAGGCGTTGAGTTGACTTGGAAAGCAGAGATAGGGCGCAGCCTTACAGTAGCCGAGGAAATGGCGCAGTCTCGCAGACTGTCAGAAGCCAAGGCACAGCGCGACGCAGAGCAGGCCAAGACCCGTGAAGTAGCCGCGCAAACCGTGGAGATTATTTGGTCAGAAGGCGGCGCAGCCAGTCCAGAGCATCCTTACCTAGCCAAGAAAGGCATCAAGCCTCATGGCGCAAGGGTAACGGGTGACGGGCGCTTGATGGTGCCTTTGTACAACGAAGACGGCGAACTTTGCAGCATTCAATACATTGCCGGTGACGGCGATAAAAAGTACCACCCAGGCGGTGCTACCGGCTCCATGTTTTGGCTGGTTGGCGGTGTAGATGATGCCGACACGATCTACATTGCTGAAGGGTTTGCCACAGCAGCCACCATTGCCCAGGTGACCGGCAAGCCTTGCGCCGTAGCCTATAGCGCCAGCAATCTTGTGCCGGTGACAGGAATCCTCAAAGAATCACATCCAAGCGTTGATATTTGCATTGTTGCCGACCATGACGCAAGTGGCGTGGGGCAACGCTACGCAGAGCAGGCAAGCGCCAAGTACGGGGTACGCATGACCATGCCGCCAGTTCTTGGGGACGCCAATGACTATGTTCAGGAAGGGCATGATTTGGCGCTGCTCTTAAAGCCATTGATGGCTACCGACTACCTAATCCATGCTGATGGGTTTTCGGAGCAACCAGCGCCCATCTCATGGCTTGTAAAGCATTGGATACAAGACCAAGCCTTGGTGATGGTGCATGGCCCTAGCGGCGGCGGCAAAACCTTTGTGACCTTGGACTGGATGCTGCACATTGCTAGTGGCAAGCCAAGCTGGTTTGGTCACAAGGTCAGAGGCGGCAATATGGTTTACCTTGCTGGTGAAGGGCATCACGGTTTGCGAAGCAGGATAGCCGCATGGAAGCACCATAACAAGGTCAGCGCCCTCAATATGTGGGTAAGCAAGTCAGGGCTTGACCTAAACACGACAGAGGGCTATTTGAGGGTGGTGGAGGCAGTCAGGGCGCTCAAGATCAAGCCAAGCGTAATCACCGTGGACACGCTGCACCGTTTCATGGCGGGAGATGAGAACAGCGCACAAGACGCAAAAACCATGCTAGATGCCTGCGCTGCGCTCATGCAAGAGTTTGACTGCACCGTAATTTTGGTTCACCACACAGGCGTGTCGGATGAGGCGCAGCACCGCGCTCGGGGTTCTAGTGCATGGCGTGGCGCTTTGGACATTGAAATTAGCGTAGTGCCAAGCAAGCCAGGCAAGCCAATGGAGATTGTGCAACGCAAAAGCAAAGACGCCGAGATGGCGCAGACGGTGTACGTTGAATTGGAGTCGGTGGCGATACCCGGCTGGCTTGATGAGGACGGTGAGCAAGTCACCAGTGCGGTTGTAGTTAAAGGCGAAGCACCAGAAAGCGAAAGCAAAGGTGATGCACTTGGCTTCTCATCGTTTGAACGCGCATGGTTTGCAACCGGCGCAGAAGAAAGAGGCGGCGCACCGTATCTCACCCGCAGCGCATTCTTTGAGTGGGCTGGCGTTAACGGCCTTGGCTCCAAAAACAACAAGTACGCTCGGTTGGCAAATTACATCTCCTCTGACATTAAGAAGGGCAAATACATTGAGCCATTGATTGATTCCAAGATTATTGAGGTGCATGAGAACGGCTGGATTGTGATTGACCCAGGCATATCATCGGGAATGATGTTGAAAAAAGACAGTTGACACGCTAAGAACTGTGATAAACTTTAGCACATGAACCGACTCACACACCTCAAAGCAAAGCTAAGAACCGCGCAAGCGGAACTGGCTATTCGTACTCGGACGCAAAACAGCGCGTCGCGGGCCTATAACAAAGTAACCGCAAGGATTGCTGAACTGGAGAAAAAAATTGCTGACCTGGAGAAAATTTCAGAGTGAATTGCCTAATTACAGCGAGACCGATTTGTTGATCTTGCTGCAAGAAGAACGCGCCAAACATAGGCGTGTATCCATGCTGGAGCGTATCCATCAACGCTACTGCACCCTACGAGCCAATCGGGAACGGTTGGAAATCTTAAAAGAAGGAAGAAGGCCATGAAAGAGACAGATTACGACGCCCACTTAAGACTTGAGAATGCAGTTGAAAAACCTATTCCTCAGTACAAGCAACGAGAAAAAATTGAACGCGAATTGGACACTTGG